TGTACTTGTTGTAGTGGTAGTGGCTACTTCATAAAAGGTAGGGTCGGACACAAAGTTAACTCGTTGTGCTGTTACATGAAAAATATGGGGCAGTGCTTCGCCACCTGCATACTCATAGGATGCACCACACCCAGACATACCTGAGATGTAAGAAATAATACTTCCCATAGTTCCTTTACGTTGACGCAAAGTTCCAATGTTATTAAGAAGTGCTCGTGCTTTTGTTGTTCCTAATTCTGTAACACCAATTTCTAAACCTGTTTGAATAGCCAATTGTTCTAACGCAGGAGTTACTGAGATGTTAGGGTCATTTGCAATAGCAACACTATCAATAAGTGTGCGTGTACGGTCTACTTCGTTTCCAAACAATTCTAAAAATGAATACAGTGGGGTGTAGCCTTGCGACAAAGTTCCTTGTTGTTCATCTAATCCTTGATAATAGGAAGGGATGTGTGACCACAACATATCAGTTGAGTTGTACTGTGTGGGCAACTGGATGTACAAAGTTGCGCCACGTTCATACCAGTAATCAGTATCTAATTGGTATTTAATAAAAAGAGCGTAATACACCCAACGACCAGGGAGAGTGCTTGGTGTGTCATCAAAAGTGTTTGATGGAGTATCTGCGTTGATAGTTGTAACTATTGAGCCATCTTCAATAGTTACAGGTTCTCCTGTTGTAGATGAAACAATGACTAATGCAACAGGGGCAGACACAGAACCACCGATTACGTTGCTTTCATACTCTAGTGGTTCAGATAATGTCCACAACAATCTGATTGTGTCAGAGTATAGAACATTGGCACTAAGCGTGTTCTCTGTAGAAATTGCAAGAGTGCTTGCACCAATAACTCCGTCAGCACGTAATGATGTATCAGTTGTTGATGTGTTCCTTAGTGTTGAACCAAATCCAGATGTTGTCTTTCTTAAAGTAAAAGAAGTTAGTGCCACGGTTATACCAAGATTCCCGTGATACCACCAGATGTTGTAACACTAATAGTTCCTTTTCTGAATAAGCCATAGTTGACAGGAGTTCTAGTTGTATAGACTTCTTGTGCTGAATCTGTACTTAATCGGAAACGAGTAATGGTTGAAAAATCAACTCCATCTACATTTTGTATGGCTCTGTAAAAAGAACCAAGTGAAAGCACTTGTTCAAATGAAACATTATCAAACTCAAAGAAAGTGTCAATTACAGATTCAACTGCGGACTTAACCCATTGAGCAACATACTCGTCTTGTACTGTTACTTGAACAGTGATGTTCATAGGAGACAAAGGTATAGTAGGGCTTACTCCAACGCTTGCACCAACTAAAGTACGTGTAGAAAAGTATTCAAGTACAGCATCTTGAATACCTTCAGATACAGAAATTGTTGAATCTGTATTATTCAGGTAGTCCGCTTGGTAAGGGGCTGTATACAACATAATGTTAGGGGCACTTGCAAAGTTGCAAGTTGCTTTAGACACTTGAGGTGCTCGCAATGCTAAATCTTTAAAGTCCTGTACTGATACAGCACGGTCTTGTGTACGGAACATAAGAGGAATGTTTGCACGCATAGACTCAATTGACTCTGAGTCTGCTCCACCAGCCATAGCACTGGAATATGAAATATAGACACCATCAACAGAACTACCTGAATCAAAAGCAGAGATACGGCTTGCTTCAACATTACCCAGTGCTCCAACACCTTTACGGTAGTTTACTTTTACGTCAGCACCATTAGCAGGTATCTTTCCGTTAACACCATTTCCAAAAATAACTTGCATTACATTGTCGGCAGACACTTCAAGTGAAAAACTGCGGCTATTAGAAGGCACATTAGACAAGTTAGATGAATAGGAGTATTCAATAGCAGTTGCTTCACCGCTTACTACTGGTCCTTCATAAACAAAAACTTCAACGCTTGAAGCAATTGCCCCTGTGTAGCGGAGGTTGTAGCGTTGAGATGACGCACCATTGCTAACACCTGCTACACGAGTGACAGCGTTTACAGGCAGTTCATTACTAACAAGTTGTCCTTCAGCAACTGACACAGTAACAGACGCTACTGAAGGGGCCATAGACGCTGATTCAGTTGTTGTGTAATATACAACCTTGTTGTTGTCTGAAGCAGGGGCCACTAAGCCCGTACCCGCAGGTATGGATAATCCTAAAGCATGGGTTTCATTGGAAGCAGAAAAGGTTACAGAACCTGTGGCTGAGGTTTGAAACAACGGTTTGTAGTCAAGCAAGTTTGCAATTGCAAGAACACTTCCTTTTTGCGTGGCTGTTCCAAGATAGGCTTCTGCGGCAGCACGGTCAATGTAGTAGTGAAGCACGTCACCTACATATGCCCAAAGGTCTACCATTAGCACACCAAAGTCTGCACGGTTGCGTGTAGTCCATTCTGGGATAACAGAAGAAGCACGGTCAAATAAGTCTTGGCGAATGCCAAGATAGTCCCTGCTTGTGTAGTCAAAACTTGCCATTATCGTGCTCCCCCAAGGGTTGTTGTTTCAGAATTAGATAGATTAAATGTTACTACGGATGACCCAAATGGGGGTACGGAGTACCTTACAGAGACAGTAATTGTGCTCTCTGTTTCATCAAACGAAAAGTTGTTGTCAGGCATTGTGATGTTCATATCAACCACTTTCCCTACGGTTAGAAACTCATTGAGTTCTTGCATAGCGTCAACACGGTATTCGGCAAACACCAAAGGGTCCATTTCTTCAAATAGCAAAGAGTTAAGACCTGCCCCATAACGGGCGTTCATTACACGTTCTCCAGGGTTTGTTATCAGAATATCTAGTATTTGTTGCTCAATAATAGTATTAAGAGATGACGTGGTTGACACAGCACCTGTATCTGACGTAAACGAAAACGGTACGGCTATTGATTTCATTGTGGAATTCCTATCAGAAAGTAAATTACTTTATACATACACATTAACCATTTCTGTTTCTGAAATCCATTTAGAGTTACGAAGGACAGCATCAGGTGGGTTGGTGTACATGGACGTGACTACGGGGTCACTTGTGGTGCCACCAAATGAGTCTTTTACGATGTTTACAAAACTAGCCATCGTAGACTGTGAAATCTCGTGGCGTACACCCGTAACATACCAAAAGCCATCAAACTGGCTATTGTATTCATTTATATTAACTATCCCACCAGGTTGAATAGATGGGTCTCCCACTACATCTACCGAAGCAGAAAAAGGAAACTTGTTACGAAGTTCACCTTCTACCAGTCGTTGCCCCATTTCATATGAGTCAGCATTGACGCTATAGGTGTTTGTAAATCTAGTGCTTACTGGTACACCTAATCCTGATTGCTTTTCTACGCTTGCATTAGATACAGAAATAACATTTCCTGTTTTATCCAACACATATGCCGTGTCGTATGTTTTAGACCCGTTGGTAGTCACGGCACCAATTGTCCCATCAAACTTCATAATCTGACCAGGCTGTGGGCTTGGGTTTCCATACATACCACGAAGGGTGTACAAAGCATTGTATGACCGACGACGACTAACTGCTTTGTACCTATCCCAAATATGGATATGAGAGTTATCAGCGATGGTGCTGTATCCTAAAGCCTTAGCCGTATTTACTAAAAATGACCAGTCAGATTCAGCAGATTGAACTAACCTAGGGAATTTGTAGGAATCATTTGGAACTGAAATAGAAAACTGGTACTTATCAGAAAGTTCTGTACCAATTTCTGCTAAAGTTACGTTTTCCCAAACACGTGAGTATTTTGATTTCATTAGGTAACTTGCGCCTAAACAGTAAACACGTGTTAATTGAAATGGGCTTTTGTTTACTGCCCCTTCATAAGAAGCAGACATAGGTTCTATTTGAGTAATATAACCGCAAAAGGTCATAGTGTCTCGGTCACGCATTTCAATGGTTACCTTCATAGGTTGTTCTAGGTACTCATTAATAAGACGTGGGTTTAAACCAGCAAACTCTAAAATAACCAGGCTATGCATATCTTCACGCAACTCTACGGTAAGGCGTTTAATAGAGGTGTAATCCACAGGGACAGCATCAATAGCAATGGTCACTTTTGGTGATAAATCAGACGAACCTTTGAAAATCATAATATAGGAATATTAACTAAGGTTCCAGCAGACAATGAATCAGGAAATGTGATGTTTGTATTAATGTCAGCAATCTTCCAATACATTGTTGCGTCATTTAAGTAAAGTGCCGCAAGGTATTGAAGTGTTTGCCCTTCTTCAGCAATCACAGAAAACTGTGTATTAGATGTAAAGGTAGAAGGGGTAGCAACATTCTTGGTTTCATCGTTGCGAGTTTCTACTGTTTGAGA